AATATTCTAAAAATGTTCAACAGCGAATTAGCAAGCTAACAAAAAAATATCGTGATGAAGAAGCGCAGCGCGTAGCGGCAGTTGAATTTGCTGAAGCTGTGAAGAAACAGAACGAAGAGCTTAAACAGCGTCTTAATGCATTAGACCAGTCTTATACATCAGAGTTTGGCACAAGAGTCGATTCTCAGATTGAATCTGCCAAACAGGCGTATCAAAAAGCTTATGATGACGGTGATGCTGAAGCGATGTTTGAGGCGCAAAAAAATTTAAGCCGACTGGCGTTAGACCAAGCTCGTCTAGACCAAGCAAAACAACGTCAAGAACGCAGTGTCGAAGAACCACCATCACAGCCTCAACAACCTGCTGCACCACCATCACAGCCTCAACAACCTGACCCAAAGGCAGAGGCGTGGGCACAAAAGAATGAGTGGTTTGGTTCAGATCAAACTATGACATATGCTGCTTTTGGCTTACATAGGCAATTAATTGAGGACGAAGGATTTGACCCGCAGTCCGATGAGTACTATAATGAACTTGACAATCGCATGAAGAAAGAGTTTCCGCACAAGTTTGCGGCTCCTACTAAAAGCGATACAGGACCCAGAGTCGCTTCTGCTGAGTCCACGGCCTCACGGTCGAAGTCAACTAAGGGGCGCAGAACAGTCAAGCTGACTCCATCGCAGATAGCGATAGCAAAGCGGTTGAATGTTCCGCTCGAAGAATACGCTAAGTATGTTAAGGAGTAAGACAGATGGCTGATTCAAAAAGAGTTTCACGGGACTCACAAACTCGTGCAAAGTCCACAAGGCGTAAGCCGTGGACACCACCTTCCAAGCTAGAGGCTCCAGAGCCACCAGCAGGGTACTCACATCGTTGGATTCGCACTTCTCTTCGGGGGGAAGACGACACGATGAATGTATCCTCTAGATTGCGGGAAGGATGGGAACCTGTTCGTGCTGACGAATATCCTGAATTAAAGGGTCGATACCCAACAATTGAGGATGGTCAACATGCAGGTGTTATTGGGGTTGGTGGCTTAATGTTGGCCCGAATCCCAGAAGAAACGGTAGAAGAACGAACTGAATATTTCCGGGAGCAGACCCGCACACAAATGGATGCCGTGGATCAAAACCTTATGAGGGAACAACATCCCTCAATGCCTATTCATAACGATAGGCAAAGTCGTGTATCATTTGGAGGCAAGGATAAATCCTAGCCTTCTTAACTTGACAAGGAGTAAGCAATGGCAAATGTTAATGTTGCCTTCGGCCTAAAGCCGATTAATACCGCTGGTAGCACTCCTGCTACTTCCGGTACTAATGCATACTTTATTGACAGCGGCGCAAGCGCGATCTTTCAGGGTTCAATAGTTAAGTGCGACAATGGCGGGGAAATCGTCATTAGTTCTGCTACTGCTGACACTCAAGCTCCTCTTGGCGTTTTTGCTGGCTGTGAGTATGTATCCTCAACTACAGGTAAAAAAGTATTCTCAAATACATGGCCTGGGTCAGGTGCGGACACAAACTTCGACATTATCGGATTTGTGTACGATAACCCGATGCAGCGTTACATTATTGCGACGGATGCTACATTTACCGACAGGCCCACTGCTATAGCTGCTATTTTTGAAAATACGCAGTTAGACAGTGGTGCAAGTGGTAACACAACCACAGGTATTTCCAGTGCAAAGATGGATGTCGCAACTCTTGACTCATCAAATGCTTCTCTTCCTTTGAAGATTGTTGGCATTCAAGACGACGTTGAGAATGAAGACTTCGCTGCTGCTGGCATTCCTATGATTGTGATGCTTAACAATCACGCACTGCTTCAGGCTGATTCTGAAGCGGCAATTTCGTAAGGGAGTGTAGGTAATGGCTATTTCTAGAGCACAACTCGCCAAAGAACTAGAGCCTGGTCTTAACGCTCTGTTCGGCATGGAATATGATCGCTACGAAGGTCAGCATTCTGAAATCTTTGATACCGAAACATCAGATCGGGCATTTGAAGAAGAGGTGATGCTGTCAGGATTCGGCGCGGCTCCTGTAAAAAGTGAAGGTTCGGGCGTATCATTCGATGATGCGAATGAAGCATACACTGCTCGTTACAACCACGAGACAGTGGCTATGGCCTTCTCAATCACTGAAGAAGCTGTGGAAGACAATCTGTACGATCGTCTAGCTTCACGCTATACTCGTGCACTTGCACGTTCTATGGCACACACCAAGCAGGTTAAAGCTGCATCAATTCTGAACAACGCATTCTCTGCTGGCGCATTTGCTGGCGGTGACGGTGTTGCTCTTTGTGATGCGTCACACCCGCTGACATCAGGTGGCACATTCGCCAACGAACCATCAACTGCTGCTGATTTGAATGAAACTTCCTTGGAAGACGCTCTGATTAGCATCGCTGGTTTCGTTGATGAGCGTGGCCTAATCATCGCTCTTCGCGGCACGAAGCTAATCATTCCACGTCAGCTTCAGTTCGTTGCGGAACGTCTGATGGTCTCCAACCTTCGTGTTGGTACAGCAGACAACGATGTAAACGCACTCAAGTCAATGGGCATGTTGCCTGAAGGCTATGTTGTCAACGACTACTTGGTTGATACTGATGCGTTCTTCATCAAGACAGATGCACCAAACGGCCTCAAGCACTTTGAGCGTACTGCACTGTCAACAGCAATGGACCCAGACTTCGACACTGGTAACATGCGCTTCAAGGCTCGTGAGCGTTACAGCTTTGGATTCTCTGACCCACGTTGTATCTTCGGTTCACCCGGCGCAGCGTAAAGTTAGAAACATCTTTTTTAAAGGGCGGGTATTCACTCGCCCTTTTTTATTGTATACTTAGGTATCCCTGACAGCCGCATGGTGTGGCTGACACTAGCCGAGACAGGAGATAAAATTGGCTAACACTACTTTTAACGGTCCCGTCCGTTCAGAAAACGGATTCAAGACAATCATCAAGAACTCCACAACTGGTGCTCTTACCAACGAAATGACTTTGTCCACCTACAGCACTTCAATCACAATTGCTGCAACTGGCACAGATCATAAAGAATCATCTATTGGTATTCCGTCTAATTTCATTCCTATGGGCGTTGCTATCACAGTAACAAGTGCTGCGGCTAATAACGTTAACTTGGTTGATATTGGCACAGATGCAGACACAGATGGTTTTGTGGATGGCATTGCTATTGCTATTAACTCAACAGGCTTCAAGGGCTTCTTCCCGTGTAACGGTGTGCTTGGTATGTCTGGTGGAACAACCACTGCTGCTACAGAGACTGCTGATGAAGTTGAAGTTGTGATTTCTGGTACAGCAGGTGCTGGCGGTGTTATTGCTCTGAAGTTCTTTGGTATTGCTTCTGATTCACCAACTGCTTAATAGGAGGCTGATATGGCTGCTTCTATTACAGCAAAAACTGCTACAGCTACAGGCGTACTGCTTGGTGGTCGAACCCGGTTAAAAGCTTTTGTGGTTCGTTCTGCTGGTAGTGGGTCTCCTGCGGCAGTTTTCAAAACTGGTGGCTCTGGTGGCACAACACTTTTAACCATGACATTTGTAGCAGGTGACGACACTCAAATTACTATTCCTGACCACGGAATAATATTTGATGACGGATGCCATGTTACGTTGACAAACATAGACTCGATAACTGCTTTCTTTGGGTAGTCCTATGACCCGTAAAAAAAGTAAGATGCCGCCCCGTAATAAGAAAAACTTTCGTCCAACGAAAGCAGGGGCAGGCATGACCAAGGCTGGTGTGGCGGCGTACCGTCGCGCCAATCCTGGTTCTAAGTTAAAAACAGCCGTAACAGGTAAAGTTAAAAAGGGCAGCAAGGACGCTAAGAGACGTAAGTCTTTCTGCGCTAGAAGTGCAGGTCAGATGAAAAAGTTCCCAAAAGCAGCCAAAGATCCGAATAGCAGATTGAGGCAAGCGAGGCGGAGATGGAAATGCTAAACCCGATCGTAAGCACTGCAATACTTGGTTTTTTAGCTTGGCTTGGAATCAGTATGGTTGATTTAAAAACCGAGACTGCTGTCATAGCGGTTAAGGTAGATCAGAACCATAAGATGTTGGTTGAACTTTGGGACTATTATTTACAGGAGAGGGTCAATGGCGATATCGCGTGGGTCACTCGCAAGCCAGATATCCAAACCACCGCAGAAACGAAAGTGGACTAAGAAACGCAAGGCAAAAATAAATTGCAAGCGTCCGCGTGGGTTTAGTGAAAAGGCACATTGTGCAGGTAGGAAGAAAAAGAAATGAGTAAGAAAGATGCATGTTATCACAAGGTTAAGGCAAGATATAAGGTTTTCCCGTCGGCGTATGCAAGCGGGGCCATTGCCAAGTGCAGAAAAGTCGGTGCTTCCAATTGGGGCAACTCAGCAAAGAAAGCCCATGGTGGCATACACGACCAGAAGCCCAAGCGCGCCTTCAGAGGAAAAGCCGTCAAAGGGACAGCAGTGGCGCGTGGATGTGGTGCTATAATGAAGGGTAGACGCAAAAGAACAAAGGGGGCGGTAACGCAGTCGTAGATGGATCCTGTTACATTAATCGCCACCGCCACAGCTTCATACCAGGCGATTAAAAAAGGATTCGCCCTCGGCAAAGAAGTGACATCAATGTCAAAAGACATTGGTAAACTTATGGGTGCCATAGGTGAACTTAAAGAGGGGCATGAGAAGGCAAAGAGCAGACGGTTTGGTAGTGTAGAAGAAGAAGCTTTACACACCTATGCTGCAAAAAAGAAGGCAGAAAAGATGGAAGCAGAGCTTCGTAACTTCTTGGTTGCCAATTATGGCTTTAATGCTTGGAAAGATGTGTTAAAGGTACAAGGTGAGTTACGAAAAGAACGACAGGCAAAGAAAAGAAAACGAGAGCGTTTGATAGAAGCAGTTATGGAATGGACGTTAGCATCAATTATAATTGCTATGTTAATTGGATTAGGAATATTTATAATTGTAAGTATTAGAGGCTGATGGGAAGAATATGGCTGTTAGAAAAACAAAAGCTGGTCTTGCTCTCAAACGGTGGTTCAAAGAAGACTGGAAGGACGTTCGCACGGGGAAAGCCTGTGGCAGACGCAAAGGTGAAAAACGGGGTACTCCATATTGTCGCCCCAGCAAAAGGATTTCTAGTAAAACACCCAAGACAACCAAAGAGATGACGACTAAAGAAAAACGTAGTAGGATATCACAGAAGAAGCGATTAGGTCAGCCTGCTGGTAAACCACGTCGTGTTAAGTCATTAAGAAGGAAGAAAAAATAATGGCAAAGAAGAAAAAAGATCCTGTAGTAAAAGTAAAAAAACTACCTCCAATGATGGCGATTGATTTGCGTGGAGAACCAAATCCAGACGCAAAAGGTGGTGGTTCTTTAGTTTTTAAGGGAGGCAGGGTTCCATACGGTAGAATGAAAGATTTCAATAAGAAAGATGGCGGCACACTAAAAGACATACCGCCTGACAACAAAGGACTTCCAAAATTGCCTACAGATGTCCGAAACAAAATGGGTTTCAAGAAAAAAGGCGGCACCGTAAAAGCAAAAAAAGGTAAGTTTATGTGTGCGCCGCGCAAATTAGAAGCTGGTGCAATGGATATGCCGAAAAGAAATGGACGTAAAAGAGGAGCTTGAACAGTGGATTGTTGAGGAACTTAGTGTTCCCGATCCAGATTTAAACAATATCTGGCCCTGTCCATACGCAAAGAAAGCTTGGTTCGAGAATCAAGTAAAGGTAATCGAAACAGAAGATGACTTCTGGGACGTTGTAAACGAAGAGGTTGATAATTTTAATGACGACCATGAGGTTGTCATTGTGGCACAGCAAGAACCGTTTTGTGAGTATGAAGACCTTGAAACCTCATGCATGGCACTAAATAAATGGTTTGCGCAAAAGGGGATGAACATCTGGCTATTGTCGTTTCAACACGACATAACTATGGTGTTTATACAACGGTTGTCAAAACTTGATGATGCAAGTGCAAAGCTGCTGAAAAAAGGTTACTATGACAACTATGATGATGATGACTTTGACAACCTGATAGCCGAGCGTTCGGCAAGGAGATTATACGATGCCAGGAATGATGCGTGGAAAAAAGAAGCCAATGAGAATGATGCGGGGCGGTGCTGCTAAAAAGAAGATGATGCGCGGCGGCGGCAGCATGATGATGAAAAAACCTGTCATGGCTAAAAAAGGAAAGGCCATGAGAAAGAAGAAGTAAATGGCAACTTCGGGTTCAACAGACTTCGACCTCGACGTAGCTGAGATAATCGAAGAAGCATATGAGCGGTGTGGACTTGAGGTTCGCACCGGATATGATGCCAAGACAGCACGTCGTTCTATGAACCTGATGTTTGCTGACTGGGCTAATCGTGGTCTTAACTTGTGGACAGTGAAGCAGGCAACTCAAGCTTTAACACAGGGCACCGCTACTTATACTCTTGACGCTAATCACACAGATATTCTTGAAGTGTCTTTACGTCGTAGCGGAGTAGACCAAGAACTTACACGGATGTCTCGTGGTGAGTATTTAGGCATACCCAACAAAACAACTCAGGGTAAACCTAGTCAGTTTTATTACAACAGACAGAGTGCCCCGCAGATTACTTTGTGGGCCACTCCAGAAAACTCAACCGACACGCTTGTATATTATTATGTAAAGCGAATTGAAGATGTGGATACGTTAGCAAACACAACTGACGCACCGTTTCGATTCTTGCCTTGTATGGTTGCAGGACTGTCGTACTACTTGTCAATCAAAAGAGCACCAGATCGAGTACAACTTTTGAAGTCTGTGTATGAAGAAGAGTTCCAACGCGCAGCGGATGAGGACGAAGATAGAGTACCGTTAAAGTTACAGCCTAGTATTTCTTATCTTCGGGTAAACTAATGGCTAGATACGCATCTGGAAAATATGCTTACGGTATATCAGACCGTTCTGGTTTTCGTTATCGTCTTGCTGACATGATAACAGAATGGAACGGTCTTAAAGTTGGTCCAGATGAGTACGAGCCAAAGCATCCACAGTTAGAACCTATATCCCCTGGTTCAGACCCACAGGCACTTTTTGAACCCAGACCAGACACAAGCACCGAGGTGGCTGGTCAAAGGCTTTTGATAAAAAACCCATTTCAGTCTGGTTCTTCGGGGTCTGCTGTGATTACGGTGTTTGAACCTTCTCATGGTCGCAGCACATTAGATGCTGTTGTTTTTCGTAAAGTGGAGGCATTTGATGGATTTTCAGAAGCTAGTCTTGAAAAAGCTACGGGGTATACAATCACGGTTGTCGACGCTAATTCGTACACAATCACCATCACCGGAGGTGAAACAGCAACAATCGGTAACGCACGAGGCGGCGGTGACAATGCGACCTCTGGGCCGGGAACTGCTGCTGCAACAACAGCATCGACCTTTGATGCGACAAATGTTACACTCGATTCGGCAACTAAGACTTTTGACGAGGGCTAAATGGCAAAACAAACAGTAGGAATTGGCTCTGCCGCAAATGATGGCACTGGTGATACTCTGCGTGATGGCGCAGATAAGATTAATGATAATTTCACCGAAATCTACAATGCGTTGGGTAACGGCACCACACTTACGGATATTATTAACACTTCGGGTTTAATTGATGTAAGTTCTGGTGCCAACAAAATTGTTTTTTATTACGCTGCTCTGACTGATTTGCCCAGTGCATCAACCTATCATGGTGCGGTTGCTCATGTTCACGCAACTGGTGGTTTGTATTTTGCTCACGGTGGCAATTGGATACGGCTTAATGATGAAGTTAGCGGTCCAACAACCACATACACAACGACAGCAGCCACAGGTTCTGCTTACACCTTTTCTGGTCCAGGTGCTACCGCTGGTAACAACCCTAACTTTACTTTTTACAAAGGTCACACATATTTAATCGACAACACATCCTATGTCAGCAGTCATCCTTTGCAAATACGAACATCGTCTGGGGGTTCTGCTTTTACAACAGGAGTAACGGACAATTACAACAGCACCACCGGGCTAACTCAGTTCATTGTGCCACATGAGCCTAGTGACACTTCGTTGGTGTACCAGTGTACTGTTCACAGCAGCATGGTTGGAAACATAACAATAGTATAGTGAGCAGGTAACATGTCATTTACATACGCACAACTCAAACAAGCTATTCAAGACTTCGCAGAAAACACTGAGACATCTTTTGTCACGAATCTGCCTGTGTTTATTCGTGGTGCAGAAGATCGTATCTTCACACTTGTTGACCTTGAGTTGTTTCGTAAGAACGCCACGTCTGCCTTGACAAATGCCGATCCATACTTGTCTGTTCCTACTGACTACCTTGCGCCGTTTTCTCTTCAAATCACAACAGCATCGAACAAAGTATTCTTAGACTTTAAAGATGTAAACTTTGTTCAGCAGTATTCTATAGACACGGGCGCAAACGCCAGACCAAAATACTACAGCGTCTACGACGTGGATAACTTTATTGTTGGCCCTACCCCGGACAGTAATTACACAGTAGAACTACACTATTACTACAGACCCGCTAGTATTACTGCTGGTGCAGACTCTGCAACATCGTGGTTGAGCGACAATGCCCCTAACGCTCTTCTTTACGGCTCACTTGTAGAAGCGTATACTTACATGAAAGGTGAGCAAGATATGATGCAACTGTACGAACAAAGGTTCGCGCAGGAGATTCAGCGTTTGAAAGACTTGGCGGAAGCCAGAGAAAACTCAGATGCGTATCGTAGGGGTTTACCTGACAGGCCAAGGACTTAGGAGTAACAAATGCCAACAAGTAACGCAGCAACCACATATCTTGAGAATAAAATACTTAGTTTTATTTTCAAGAATAATGCGGCTTCATTCACAACACCAGGGAATAGTCTCTATGTAGGTTTAGCGACAGGCTCTCCGTCTGCCGCTGATAGAGACGCAGGAACTTTAACAGAAGCAAATTTTGGTTCGTATGCACGACAGCAAGTGACCGCAGCTAACTGGAATTTAGTGTCTGCAAGCACGGATGCACAGGTAGTGACCAATGCAGCTAACATTGAGTTCCCAGCGTCAACTGGAACTAGCAATACTGTGACTATCGCATTTATTGCAGATGCGGCCTCAAGCGGTAACATTTTATTTGTCGGGGAACTG